TTATCTTGTACTATGGTAATCCTCATATGCTGCCATAAAATCCGGTGCATATGATAAAAAGAATGTCGGATCTGTAACCAAAATCCCTTCAGCATATTCCCTGTCCAAATCTACCCGAATAACCACTTTGCGCGCATTGAGCAGCTTTTTCAGGAAGGTAGGGGGGATGGTATAGCGTCTTGAACTCCAAGCATGCCCAGGGATTGAAGCAACGGAATTGTACAGACCTGGTTTAAACCCTATTTCAGCGGTTGAATCAAAAGATGTAAAATTAATCAATTCGCCATCGATGTTAAAGTGTAGAGATTCCCCACCTGACACGCTGCCACCATGGGTTTTTATCACCTCTAGTGTTAATTCATCCCTTGGTAATTTGTCATTCCAGGATAAACCTAAAGCGATATAAGGTATTGCCGTTGCAGGCGTCATCGCAATATGCGTCGAATTATCCAATTCCGATTTTTTTACTGTCACCACGCCCATAGTACAACCTGAACACAAAGTGAACAGAAGCAGTAACCATATTGCCTTCATAACAGTTGTATCCTCCCAGAATTCATATCTCCCGCCGAACCTTTACCATTTCCCCAATTATCCGGTAGTGCTCATCCCGCCTTTTTCTCCTGCCGCTCCTCCAAAAGCTCCCTCAAGAGTTTCTCTTTTTGAACACTGAGGAAAATATCCTTCTGAGTGTCAGCATCCATTCCCCTCATCATGGCCGCCACAGCAGCAATATACCCGCCATCATCCTCAAGCGGCCGCTCTGTATCATTGCAAAACATCTCCCCTTCGCCTGACTCCAGCCACTCAATCCTTACATTTGGGATTTTTTTGAGTATTGCACTTTTGTCCCCAATACTGTCCCTACTTATCCAAGAGTAAAGACTACTGTCCGGAACACCTAAGTAATTTGCAAGCCCGCGGATACCCTTCACTTTTGAAAAAGAGGCTAACTCCAACAATCTAGTTTTGGCACTTGAGCGATTTTTATCTTGCATTTGAGCGATTCCTGATATATATCTTAAGCCACAGGGTTAGCGACAGCCAAAAGGAGGTCATATGAACCAAGACAAGAAGTTCCAATCGATGCAGCAGTTCCGATTTCAAGAGCAGTTCCAATCCGTGCGTAGCATGGTGGACCAGTCCGGTGAAGCATGGTTTGTGGCCAAGGATGTCTGTGACATCTTGGAAATTGCAAATGGTCGTGACGCTGTTTCGGCTCTTGATGAAGACGAAAAGGGGGTCGCTTATACCGACACCCCTGGGGGCAAACAAGAGGTCAACATCATCAACGAGTCAGGCCTGTACAACCTTGTTTTCCGCTCCAACAAACCCCAGGCCAAGGCGTTTCGCAAGTGGGTGACTAGCGAGGTACTGCCGGCGATCCGGAAGCAGGGGCACTACGGACTGGCAAAAAAGGCCGCCATTCCGACCGAGCCTGAGCAGGCCTGGGCGATGTGGGCCTACCTGACCAAGCAGGAGCGGACATTATCGACCCAGTTGCGCAACGTCCGGCAGGCAAAGAGCGCATGTCTCGATTTACTCCAGGAATCGGCGCCTCTATACAATTTGCCGGACACCGTCCAGACGGGTCTTTTTCCGGTCTAGGCAATTCAGCGGCATAAAGGAGCCTCTATATGGAGCACCCCATTGCTATCTGCCATACCGAAACACCCGATGCGACACCGAGGTGCTCTTTCACCTGGTCCGCTGTTACCACGGATACCTGCCCCTTCACAGGCCTTCGGCATTTCCCGGTACTCAGCCCGCTGGAAGCGGAACTGGAGAAACTGACTCCGGAACAGTACCAGGAAATGGAAGCGGCTATTTCTGCGCTTCTTCTTCAAGCGATTGCAGGGTTGCACCTTCTAACAGAGTCAGCCTCTTCTGAATCTGGTCCAGCATCGTGACCATCGTTTCAAGCTTGACGGCGGGGGCGTTCTTCGGATCGCGGAGTTCCAGCATCAATTGCTGGCAGTAGGCGCGCATCTGTTTTGCTTCTTGACCCATGTGATGTCTCCTCTTCTGTGAAGGACTCAAAAAAGGTCTTAAGACTAGCACAACCATAAAGGAAAGCCAATGGAAACCAAACAGCCTTATGAACTTTACTCCTGGGGATCGTGGATCCCGCTTCTGAAAGGCCGGGGTACCAATTTACGGGCCTGGTGCGCGTTGCATGGCTTCTCTTATAAAACCGCGTATGGGCTGGCTACAGGGCTGCGCCCCCCTTGCGATCTCGGCCCTGCGTCGGTCGCGATCGCAGAACAGGCGTTGAAAGAAGGCTTAGTCAAAAAGTCCAGGATAGCAGCCTGATTAGTGCAGTTTGCCTGATACTGATCAATCTTTAAATTACGACTTTTAATGTGTTTTGTACTGGGGAGGGTGTGATGGAAAGCTACGAGGCGTTGTCAATCGCCATCAACCGCAAGACTGCGGCCCACGCCAAGGGCTTGGGCCTGTCGGTATCGACGGTCAGCAAATGGCAGGAGCCGTCAGTTGACTTCACCGACTCGGGCGCCTTCAATCCGGTGGATCGGATAGAGACCATCATGGAAACGTCTCTCCGGCTCGGCAACCCTCCCGAGATGGCACTGTCGCCCGTCTTCTACCTGGGAGATCGTTTCAAGTTCGTCCCTCTCTTTCTCCCAAACGCCCCGCTGAATCTCGTCGATATTTCAAAACAATTGCACAAGGTCGTTGTCGAATTCGGTCATGTTATCCATGAGGCCGCGGACGCGCTGGAGGACGGCATCATTACGCCGGGCGAGCGTAAGGCAATCGAAAAGCACGCGGTGCATCTTTTCACACAACTGGGGCTTTTCCTGAAGCAGGTCAAGAAGGCTTCTATATGAGAAACACTCTGCTACTGCTGGAAGCACAAAACAAAATGCTGCAGGAGCAGAATGCACTGTTACGGGATATCCGGTTGACGCAGCAAGCGGCCACAACCTATGAAGCGCCAGCCGGCTGCAGGATGATGACGGAGCACGACCTGTTGCTGATAGTCACCGCTGAGAACGTTTTACATGCGGTAGACCGCTGGAATGCACTGAACAGACCCAAAAAGGGGGTGAAGGCGTGAATTCATTTAAGGCGAATCGCTATGATGACGGGCAGGAAGAGGCGGACCTACAGCTTTTCACCAAGGTGTTTCTCCTCTCCGTTTTCGGCCTGGTTTTCTTCGTGCTCGGCCTCCAGCTGGGTCTGCGCGAGGGGCGCTTGGAGATGCCCAAGGATGCCTACGGCGCGCAACATGACCCGGCCGCCAAGACCAGGCAGGAGATTGTGTCCAGGTGGTATCGATAGTCACACCAGTTTCCCCTGGCAGGGAGGCATCCTGCCGGAACGCTCCGCCGGCGGCCAGGGGGATTTTTCTAAACGGGGCTCAAACATGATGGAGGCGATCATGAAGTATCTGACGGACAAAGAGGAGAAGGCCCTGCTCCGGACGGTGAAGGAGATCAAGGGCAAGAAGGCGGAGCGGGACCGGGTGATCATCGAGCTGCTGCTCGGTACCGGCCTGCGCGCCGCGGAGCTGGTGGGGCTGAACGTGGGGGACCTGCGGGGCAAGGAGAAGCTGCACGTCCGGCCGGAGATCGCCAAACGGGGCAAGGCGCGCTTCATCCCGGTGAGCGCGGACCTGCAGCGGACGCTCAAGGGATTGTTCCGGGACAAGTTGTCCTGGAAGGAGAGCATCCGGGACGACGCGCCCCTCTTCGTTTCCCGCAACGGCGGGAGGCTTAGCAAAAGGAGCCTGCAGGACCTGGTCGAAGGGTGGCTGGTCCGGGCAGGATTGACGACTACCAAGGGCGGCGAGGTGGTGGCGCTCTATTCGGCGCACAGCCTGCGTCATTCGTGCTTCAAGCGGATGCAGGAGCGCGGAGTGGCTCTCACCACGATCCAGAAGATAGCCGGACACGCCTCGCTGGCGTCGACCGGGATTTACACTGAAGCAACCTGGGACGAGATGGTCGACGCGGTCGAGGCACTGGGGTAAACACCCCGGAAAGGAGAAACGTCATGGGACTTAAATTTGGAGACCCCGCACCTAAAGAAAGGACCGAGGAAGATATCATCGTCTGCGGCGAAAAGGTCGGGAGGATGTATATCAATCCGCCTACTGAGTACTGCCGGGTGGTGACCTATCACGCGTCCATCGATCTGGACAAGCCGTCATCAATTGGCCTGGTCCAAGGGCATGGCGACACCAGGGAAGCTGCGGTAGCCGAAGCCATTGAGAAGGGGGTCTCGGCTGCGCAGAAGCTGCTGTCATCGATAGAAGATTTCCAGCGGAAGTTGAATTTGCCCGAGGAGGAGACAGCTGATGCCGGGTAATAACTGCGCCACGTGCGCCCACGGTTCCACGAAGCCCGAGGACGAGCCTTGCCGGGAGTGCACGAGCTCATCCTCCCATGACAGTTACTTTCCAAAATGGGAGGCCAAAAAGCCATGACCGGGACGGCACAGAAGCATTTCAACAGCGGCAACGTCTTCGGCAGGGTGCTGGAGGTCGAGAAGAAGGTCTCGGAGGGGAGGAAGGACTTCCTCTCCTTGAAGGTCAACGTCTCCGGCTCCAGGTCGGGCAGCGTGCACGCCTACTGCCGGATCTGGGGGGCCGAGGCCTGCGTGGACTTTCTTGCCGCTCACCGGACCAGCCCGGGCGCCGCCTTCTACATGAGGGGGTTTTACGGGCAGTACAAGAACGAGCGCAACGAATGGCTGTCGAACTTCACCGTCTTCTCTTTCGAGGTCCGGGAGACGGTTGACCCTCGTGCGGTGTTCATCCTTCGTGGCCTGGTGGACATCGCCTCCGGGACGAAGGACGGCGGGCAGAGGTTGCTGCTGAAGGTGAAGCGGCCCGAAAACCCCGAGGAGGTCTTCGAGCTCTGGTGCGGGGGGGAGCTGCTCCTGGACGAGGTGAGGCCGGGGCAATTCATCGAGGCGAAGGGATATGTCCGCCAGGCGGAGACGGAAGACGAGTTCGGCGGCTCCTCCGGCCCGATCCGCGCCCACGTGCACCAACTGAGGGTGCTGTGATAGCCGTCGGCTGCGAGGCCCATTACCTGGCGCTGCTCAACAGGATCAATGTTGTGGCCGGCGACAAGTGGCCGGAGGCGCTTCTGGACTGGACGGCGCCTTTCATCTGGGCGCGGGAGCATGCGCCTGAGCTGGCCCGGCAGTACGACGCCTTGGAAAAGGAAGCCAACGAGCTTTGGCTGAACAGGCAGGTAGCGGAATTCAAGAAGATCAGCACTGAATGGGGCACTGCGGTGCTGCAGATCATTAAACAGTATGCCGCTTACCTGCGGCAAAGGGAGGCGGCATGACAAACAAGAGACCTGCCCGGCCGGGGGGGCGCATCAAGCGGGGGTGGAGCAAGAGGCCGCTTTACAATTTCCCCCAGACGATTTTCTCGCTGCAGAACACCGGCGGCAAGCAGCTGGACCACGTGATGAGCGAGGTGATAGAGGTCCAGGAGGCATGCCTTGATACGAGCGTCCCTTACGATGACATCGCCCACGAGATGGCGGACCTGACCCACTCGCTGGAGACGTTTTGGAGGATCTTGGAGCGGACGCGCGGGAAGTCCTATGTCCAGGGGGTTTTCAACGAGGTCGAGGGGAAGAACGAGCTGCGCGGGTACTACGTTTTGGAGGGGGCGGCCGATGGAATGTCCTAAGTGCAGCGGCCGGATGATTCACGAGGATCCTTTTTTAGAGGGGGACGTCGGGAGCAACCGGTGTCTCAACTGCGGCATGCACATCTGGGATGAAAGGCCGGTGTTCATGCCTGAGGTGCCGCCGCTTGAGAAGGATCGCTCCTATGCCAGCGGGGCGACCAACCTGGTGAGGGCGCGGGAAGCAAGACTGCAGATGCTCGCCGAGAAGCGGAATCAGCTCCTGGTACAGATGGTCCAGCTGGACAAGGAAGCGAGGATGACCGGGTAACGGTCGGGGGAACCGGTGAATGAAAACCTGCGAGGACTGCTATTGCTTCAGCAACTGCGAAATACTCAAATCGTTTTGCCGGGAGATGGTTTTCAGGGTGAGAAGGATTGATATCTCGCTCATCGATAATCTGGCTGAGAACTGCACGCTTCATGTCGATGCCGAAGCTGTAAAGCAGATCCAGGAGCCGGTGGTCCAGCCGATGCTGTTCGTGGTGAAGGGATAACCTGAGGGACTTGGAAGGAGGGGTAAGGGGGATGAAATACATCGTGAAGGACCATCTGGATATTTACCTGTTCGGCCGGAACATCGCCCATGCTGATTTTTCGGCACAGATAAAGGGACGTTGCACCAGTGCCGGTTTTGTGAACTTGGCGACAATGCATTGCTACGGTGAGTCGGAGGGGCTGGGGATACCATCCTGCCCGACCGACACGATACTACTGCGGGCGCTGTCGCCCACGGTCCGGCCGCTGGCCACGGAGTTGAACATCATCCGCGCCGAGATCAAATCCGCGTTGCAAGCTCTCCCCTCCCCTCCCCCGCTGCCGCTTCAAGCGGCGGATCGGCGGCTGGCTGGGTTGATAGCTGGGACGGCGGGGTAACGGATGGCGGGTCGCCCGCCGCTGACTTTTTTAGGCATTTTTGCATTTTTTAGACATCTTGGCGGGTGGGACCACTGGTTAAGCCATGGAGGTGGGATAGTGGAACAGATGCCTTATTCGGTGATAGGTGAGCAGATTGGCCTGTTGGTGGAAGAAAAACAGGCTGCATACGGCGACAGTTTCGGCAGGTCCGGCGACGTGCTCCGAATCCTGTACCCTAAGGGTATCGGACCGGACCAGATTGACGACGCGCTTTGCATCGTCCGGATCGTAGACAAGCTGTTCCGTATTGCGACAGATAGGGACGCCCTGGGCGAGTCGCCTTATCGTGACATCGCAGGTTACGGCATCCTTGGTGCGTTCCGCTCGGAGCTGCGCCGATGAGATACCATGCCCCGACGAAAGGATTTCTCATTGACCAGGACGCGCTGAATTTCATCGCCCTGTCAGTCACGTACACAATCAAACAGATCCGCATTGCCAATGGGTTACCTCTGGACAGTTATGAGCAGGACGGCCCGCTAACACCGGCAGACCACGCCATGAGAGGCGTGCTTGAAATGGCAGATCGGCTCGGCATAGAGACTGGCGCACGGTGGGGTAACGAACTGGATGTGAGGAAAGCCGGCTGAGCCCGGTTTAACGGTTAACCGTTACATATTTCGGAGATCCATCATGATAACAGCAAAAAATTATGTGGCACAGGCACAAAAGGGGCTGATAAACACTTTGCCGAACGTGTCACCCCGTATGGCCAAACCTGTTGAACTTATATGCAAGTTGCTCGGGGAAGCTGTTCATTTTGTTATGCCAGATTCAGGGAAAATTATGGATGACCATTTCAAAGGTCTAAATGATTTGCCGCTGGAACTCCCTTTTTCTTCGTTCACTATTGAATTTTTGGCTCTTTCAAAGACTGGATACAAAATAAAGAAGGTGATATTTATTGATTCAGATGATGAAAAGATATTTGTGCATACTATCCATGGAGAAGGCGAAAACTGGTTTATAGTCCCCGCAGTTGCAATAGTTGATAAACTAAAATCATTTTCAGTGTCTGATGTCTTATCGTGCTTTCATACGAGATACATGGATTGTGTTTCTTTACAAGATAATAATTATACCATCACCCTCGATACTCAGGTTGCAGGGTCAATGTGCAACTTATTTGAGTTATTAGAGGCTCTTTCTTGCCGAAACGTGTCCACTATCAATTTCCAAGAAGCTTCTCCAGCCAACGTTAAACGGGTGAAATCTGGCAAGCTCCCTTTTTATGAAACCAAAATGCTTGTGATTAATTCGCGCACTGCATGCCATGCCAAATCTGACAGCAGCCCACAAACACATGCTTCTCCGAAGCAACATCTTCGCCGGGGTCACATTCGGCGGCTTCAAAACGGCAATATTTGGGTCAATTCCTGCGTGGTCGGTGACCCCACAAAAGGCATTATCAACAAACAATATCTAGTTGTATAACGGAACCAAGCTCTGCGGAGCAGCAGCGCCGGGTTAGGCGCAAGGAGGAGTAGATGGATATGAAGGCGTGGGAACCGATTGATGAACTCCAGGTTCAAGCCCTGGACAGCGACTGCAACTACTTGAAGCCGGTGGAGGATCTTGAACCCGGCGAAAGTCAGCGGTACGGGTGCACCGTTATCGGGTTCTGTCTGGACGATCCCGAAGGGTGCCGCAGCATCATGGATATCACGACCGGCGAAGGCCGCGAGGCCGATGAGGCACTGGCTGCTCTCGTTGTCAGGTCTATGCGCGTCGCAGCTGGAATGCAGGCGGGAGGTTGCCCTTACTGTTTCGGCAACGTTCTTTACTGCGACCGTCACGACCAGGCAAAGGGTGTGGCGCACTGCGATGATTGCGGCGCGGAACTCACGATGGAACAGTACCGCGAGGGGCTGCGCTGGGCAGAGTGCCACAAGTCGGATACTCCGGACAGGGTTCTTTTCTACGAACAGGACTTCTATGTCCTGTCGAATTTCTCGGCTTTTCGGCTGGCATGGAAGGGCCTGACTTACGATACCTCGGAGGCGGCCTACCATTCCGAGAAGTTCCCCGGCAACTTCAGCCTGCAGATGAAAATCAGAGATGCTATTTCAGCCCACGAAGCTTTTAAAGTTGCTGAAGCGCATAAGGCTGAACGCCGCCCAGACTGGGATGATGTAAAGGTGGGCATCATGCGGGACATCCTCCGCGCAAAGGCAAGCCGGCACGAATACGTGAAGCGGAAGCTGTTGGCGACTGGTGACCGTGAACTGGTAGAGGACTCCTGGCGTGATGATTTCTGGGGGTGGGGCGAAGATCGGGATGGGGTAAACATGCTTGGCAGGCTCTGGATGGAGATTCGGGCCGAGCTGCGGGCGACCGCCTAACGATTTGCAGGTGAGGCGCATCAACTCTCGCCCACCTGCCCAACTATTGCCAGCTCGGTCGCCTCGACCTGCTGGTTAAACGCTGGGAGGAAACATGATCAATGTACTGTTGGAAATTATGGAGTCGACGGCAAATATGCTGCGCGGCATGACGCTTGACCCTGCCATTCCCTTGCATGCCAATGTTGCAATGTCGAGCAGGATCGTCGAGCTGGAAGCGGCTGTGGAATTGGCGATGAAATCCGACGAGTGGATGGACGCCGCGACGTTGCCGCAGATTGGCGGAGATTACCGTAGCGATGATGTCCTAGGCTGCTGGCCGAACGGAGAAATGATGGTCGTGTACTACTCGCCTTGTGGCGGCTGGCACGATTCTGAGGGTGGTGATCCGTGTGTCACGGTGCCTTTTCATTGGCAACCGCTCCCCGAACCGCTAACGGCAGAGGCGGTGCGGCCATGAGCGAGGCCATGTGCAGATCAGCATTTGTCGCGAGGATAAAAGAGGAAAACGCTGACTGCGAGCGGTGGTCTAGGTCATCCCTGAAACAGCACTGGTCGGGTCCACAACATGGGTTTTCTGACTTCGGCATACAGAAAAGGTGGCTCGACTTCAAAGCGGGATGGCTCGCCAATAAATCGGTTTAACTAGTACTTATCTGTGAATCGGCGGGATATCACGAAAGGAGGAAAAGCATGGAAACTCAAAAGATACCCGGAACTTACAGCATGAACCCCATGGATAATGAAATCCTGAAAAGCCGCCAGATTTCCGAGTTGCTGACCGCCCTCCAGAACGAGTTCGCTATCCGGCACTTCAAGAAGTCAACCCGCAAGTCCTACCAGGGATATGTTGTCGACTTCATCCTATTCAAACACCGTCGCCATTCCGCGGAACACGGCGCAGACGCAATCAAGCAGTACCTCACCTATCTTGCCGTGGAGAAGCATGTCTCTGCCAGTACTCAGAATGTGGCGTTCAACGCGCTGTTGTTCTTTTACAAACAGGTCCTCCGGATCGAGGTGGGCGACGTCAATGCCGTCCGGGCGAAGCGAACCAAACATCTCCCCGCGGTCCTTACCAGGGAGGAGGTCACGGCCATCCTGTCCCGCTGCAAGGGGGTCTACTGGTTGGCCAGCGCCCTTATGTACGGGTGCGGCCTGCGGGTGGAGGTGGACTGCCTGGAACTTCGCATCAAAGATGTTGATTTCGGGTCCGGCCAGGTAGTTCTCCACGACAGCAAACACGGCAACTCACGGTCGATCCCCCTGCCGACTTCGCTGGTGGAACCTCTGAAAAACCACATCGCCGAGGTGAAGCGGCTGCACGAAACCGATCTGGCTGACGGGTGGGGCGCCGTGGAGCTGCCCGACGCGCTGGGGAGAAAATACCCCGCATACCCGAAGTCTTTCGGATGGCAATGGCTCTTTCCCTCGCCCGATCGCTTCACCGCGCCGGACGGCCACCAGGGACGCTACCATCTCCAGGCCAGCGCGCTGCAGGAAGCATTCAGACTGGCCCGGCAGGCCTCCGGGATACTCAAACCCGCACACCCGCACACACTGCGCCACAGTTACGCTACCCACTTGCTGGAGGACGGCGAGGACATCCGCACGGTTCAACAGCTCCTGGGCCACAAGGACGTCAAGACGACCGAGGTCTACACCCACGTCATGCAGAAGCGGATCCCGACCAGGAGCCCTCTTGACCGCCTGGTTTGTTCCGATTCCGAGACCGTCACCGTCCGAATTACAGATGAGGTTCAACGCTGGCTGGTTGCAGTCGGCGCCCGGATGGGGCTTACCCCTGCCGAGGCAGCCGGGCAGATCCTGGCCACCGCAGCCCAAGGGGGTGCCCTTTGAAGAGAGAGAGAGAGAGAGAGAGAGAGAGAGAGAGAGAGAGAGAGAGAGAGAGAGAGAACGCCGGACAAACAGGTGCTAAGAAGGCCCCCTGCCCTGTTACCACCCGGCGCTGTTACATCCGCCGGAAGGGGCAACTGAAACTGTTTTGTTATGGGTGCATGAATTACAAGGGGGCATGATTCACAAATGAGTGATTTTATCCGGGTCAAATCGGCGCTGAATATAAAGACGGTCATCTTGTCGGAAACTTCTCAGGATATGCCGGGGAAACATTTGCCGGAATGCCCTTTTTGCAAGGGGAGGGATTGTTTTTCAATCAGGCCGGACAAGCAGGACTTCCACTGTTTCCAGTGCGCTCCGGAGGCGCACGGCGACGTCTTCTCCTTCCTCGAGCGCTTTTACAATCTGGATAAGGCCGGCGCACTGAAGCGCGCGGCGGAGATCGCCGGGGTCAAGCTGGAGGATAAGGCGAAGCGCAAGCCAACGCTGACCACTACGGAGAAGATCCGGGAGATTGCGGCGGAGTACTACCACGCCCGGGCACTGGAGCTCGGCACTGGTTACTTCCTGGAACTCCGCGGGCATCTCCCGGCCACCATGGCTCAGGAGAAGCTCGGCTGGAGCGACGGCCGTCTCCTGGACCACCTGCGAGACAAGAAGTTCACGGACAAAGAGATCGTGGAGAGCGGGCTCGCCAAGGGAAAGGAGATCGAGGGGGGAACCAGGGTCCTCGACTTCTTCGGCAAGGGGCTGGCGATCTTCCCCCATTTCAGCCGCGGCCGGGTGGTTCATTTCACAATGAAGGACGCGCGCGACGTTCCGAAGGAAAAGAAGCTGGCCTTCCAGCTGCCGAACGAGCAGCGGGACAAGCGCTGGGTCTTCTACGGCCAGGACGTCATGGAGCGCTACGACGAGGTAATCCTGGTCGAGGGGGAGCATGACCGCCTCCAGGCGCTGAACACCGGCCTCGCCTACTTCATGGCGATGATCGGGCAGATCTCCGAGGAGCAGCTGAAGGCGCTCGCTTCGCGCTGCAGGGGAAAGCACCTCTACCTCTGGGTGGACAACGACAAGGCCGGCCACAAGTATGTGCGCAAAATCTGCCGCGCCCTGCCGGAAATCAACGTGCGCATCATCGTGTACGGCAAGGAGGGTGATGATCCGGATTCCTTCCTGAAGGCGTTCGAGGGGGACCGCAAGCGGGAGGTCCGGCGCCTGCAGCAAGATGCGCTCGACTACATCACCTGGGAGATCCTCCAGGCCTCGGCGCTCTCTTCACTGGAATTCCGGCTTGATCATCTGCAGGGGCCCGGTGGGGAGGAGGCGCTGAACGTGTTCCGCCTGATCGGCCGGCACGCCATCATCCAGCAGCAAGTTTACGCCGAGAAGCTGATGACGCTCGGCTTCTCTCAGAAGGCGATCGAGCAAGAGCTCGACTTCTCCCAGGACCTCTACAAGCAGATCACGGATTACTTCACCTTCCTGGACAACCCGAAGGACGCCTGCCCGATCCAGGTGGCGGAGATCTGCTTCAAGTTCTTCACCCACCACGGGCGTTTCTACTATGACCGGGAGAATACTGTCTATCTCATCTACCAAAACCGCACCTACACGGTCGACAACAACACGGCGTTCAACGCGCTGATGTTGAAGCTGACCAGGATGATCATCAGCAAGTCTCCGGGGAGCATGGTGTGGGACGCCCTGAAGCATACGGCGTATCTCAACGGCCGCATGATCGAGATGTGTCAGTGGATCCACACGGACGTGGTGCGCGACACCATCTTTATGAATCTGAACAGCCCAAACAATACGATTCTGAAAATATCCAGGGAAAGGATAGACGAGATCCAGAACGGCATGAACGATGACCATATCCTGCTCAGCAGCTCGAACAAGATTCAGCCCTTCAACTTCCTGCCGGACACGGACATACAGGAGGGCATGACCTACCTGAAGGACCTCCTCCTGGACGGCCTGGCTGTGAAGCGGGAGCAGAAATTCATGATTTTGTGCTGGATGATCTCCGGATTCTGCCCTGACATGGCGCCCTACCAGTTCCTGATGAAGTTCGCCGGCTATGCGAGCTCCGGGAAGTCGACGGCAGCGAAGGGGATCACGACCCTGATCTATGGCAATGACCAGCTCTCCGACCCCTCCGGCGCCGCGGCCTTCTCGGCGGCAAGCCAGAACCCTCTCCTGGTCATCGACAACCTGGAGCATAAGGACTTGACCAGGGGAATGACGAAGTTCCTCCTCCTGGCGGCGACGAGGGGCCAGAAAGAGAAGCGCAAGGGGGGGACCGATACCGACACGGTGGACGAATCACCCAGGGCGCTGATCTGCATCACTGCGATAGAGCCCTTCACTCTGTCCGAACTCATCTCCAGGACCTTCGAGATCCAGTTCGACCGGCGCGTCTATGGGTCCGACAACTACCACGAGTCGGAGGTGATGGAACAGCTTAAAAAGAAGCGCGACCTGATCATGTCGGCGATCGTCAAGTTCCTGCAGAAAGAGATCCTTCCCAACCTGGAGCAGCGCAAGGAATTCATGACGATCCTGAACAAGCAGTTCAAGGGCCATGCCAAGGACCGCACCAATGCTTACCTGGCGCTCTTGATGCTCATCCTGGAGAAGCTCCTGAAGTACATTCCCTACTATCCCGAGGGTGACCTGATGTACGGGGTGGAGAGCGGGGACAAGGACATCTACACGGCATGGATCGAGGATCAGAACTCATCGGCCAAGGAAACGGAGTTGGGGAGCAACCATATCCTGCAGTTGTTCGATGGCCTGGTGAGGGAGTACATGCAGTACTTCAAGGGGAGGGCAAACTTTATCCCTGCGGACGAGCCGGGTTACGAGGAGAAGGTGTTTGCCATGGAGCATCCGGAGTATGGCATCAGGATGGTCAAGACGGTACCGGAAATCTACTGCAGTGTCTGCTCTAAGAAGGCTGATGCGTGCCAATGCAGCGGTGATCGCTACAGCAGGTCGGTCATTGAGTTCATCGCAACGTCCGCGGAGGTGGTGGATGCCTTCGATCGGTTGGCCAAGAACACCGGGAAGCGGAACCCTTATGAGTCGGCATCGATCTTCACGGCCAGGCTGCGCAATGACAAGGGCCTGCTGGCCAAGAGCGGTTGGGAGCTGATGGAGACCGAGGGGAAGGAGCCGTACTTCAAGATCATCAGCGGTACCAGGTTCTTCAAGTTTAGGCATACGCTGGTGAGGTAGCCATCAGGTATTCAGGGTGGTGCAGTCCAACCAAGGGGTGCAGCACGGTGCAGTCATGGTGGTGCAGTCTGGTGCAGTTGTAAGAGCGGACAGGGAAAACAGGGGGCAAACGGGCTTTCTGGCTTCTTTATAGGGTCCGACCGCGCACATGATGGCGCATGTCTAAAACAACTGCACCACTGCACCAAATTTAGGTATTACTCAATTATATTATTAACTTAGTCTTGGTGCAGTTGTGGTGCAGTCTTGGTGCAGTTGTGGTGCAGTTGTGGTGCAGTTGTCGGGGTGTTTGGAGGACTGCACCACGGCCTGAAGCTAGGCTGGGTGCGGGTTTGAGGGGTGTTGGTGCAGTGGTGCAGTCTGTTAAGTGCCTTGCCCTCACCGCTGAGCGTCAAGTGCAAGGGCTTGGTTTTTTACTTCCAAGGAGCATTCAGCCGGCCGTAGGCCTCTGTTGCTTCTGAAAAAAAGGATTTCATCCATTGTTCTAAGGGCAAGTCTCAAGGGCACCAGCCTAGACCTAGAACGGGTGGCAGCATAGCATAGTCGCCAGGGCGGTTCAATCCTCTGCACACGGCCATCGTGGCCAGGATAAAAAGCCGTCTGGAACAAAGCCATTGCGAACCCAAAACCCAACCGCGTCTTTTTACAAAGTGTGCGGTTGGTGGTCACCAGGGCAATCGGATATCAATGAGTTGCGGTCATGGGTGAAGGTGAAAGGTGCGGTTCAGTTTGGGGATCATCAAAAGGTGAGCATCGAGGTGGTCTCGGGCACCCACCCCCCGTCAAAAATATTCATTAGTTTGGGGAATCGGCCCCACTAGCTGCCGCTATTATCGCTCACGTCGTCTAAAACCCTTTCGGATAGGCCTAGTCGGTGGGATCAATCAACATTTTGCACGCCACCTGTCGGAAAGCGGGGGGCGCGGGGGGGAAAGGGTATGAAGGAGGTGAGTTTTGAGCAGGTTATCACGGAATGGATGGAGCACATGCTCATCCAGAAGGGCCAGCGCCAACGGGGAGTGGAGCAGTACTGCCTGGTGGCCCGTGGCTTCTTCCGGTGGGCACTGGAGGCAGACAAAGGGGGTAACCCTATCCTGACCTCCCGGGAGGACGTCACGGAGTGGCAGAAGGCGCTTTTCTATGACATGGGGAACCTCTCCAACCGGTCCAGGGCGAGCAAGCTCTCCGCAGTCAAGAGTTTCTTCCAGTGGATGAAGTATGCCGGGTACCGGAAGGATGATCCTACCAAGGGTATCCCCTCACCTAAGGTCCAGGAAACCCTTCCTCAGAAGTTCAGCACGGAGGAGCTGCGCCTCCTCTTCAGGGCGCCGGATCGGGACACCACCCAAGGGTTGCGCGACCTGGCTATTTTGAAGACGCTCTATGCAGCCGGGCCCCGCGTCTCGGAGCTGGTCAACCTGGACATGAATCACTGCATCGATACCGGTGGTTATATCCGGCTACAGATCATCGGCGGCAAGGGGGGGAAGGATCGCACGGTAACCATGCGCACCAATCCCTCCAGGGCGCTACGCGAATGGTTGCTGGTAAGGAAGGGTATAGAGACGGACACAGCTGCGGTGTTCATCCGGCTCAAGAAGGGGGGGCGCCCTGGGCGGAGCGACCGGCTCAGTGACAAGAGCTATCAGAACATCCTGAAGAAGTACTCCCGGACGATCGGCATCGACGATGCGGAGGTTTTCCTGCACAAGATGCGGTCGACGTTCGCCACCGACCTTTATGACAGCGGGCATGACAAGTGCCCGCGGTGCGGACACGGCATCCAGTCCGTTGGAGTCTTCGAGGTGATGGCTCTCCTGGGACACGAGGATCCGAAGACCACGCTGGGCTACATTGCAATATCAGAGAGGACCTTGCGCAAGACCGCTATCCCGGACAAGCGCTTCAATGAAATCGAGGAGGGATGATGACCAGGGCCGAGCACACAGAGGTAGTAACAGAACTTTTCAGTCGTCTGCATGGTGAGTTCGGCAACATGGCGCCGCAGATCATCCAGGTTATGGTCGAGGTGGTCGGTGGTTACCGGATCACATTCCCTGACTTCCAGCATCTCTACCGGGCCGAGCGTAATCGCCGGCTCAAGATTGAGTTCACCGGGCGTAATCATCAAGAATTGGCGATCAAGTATCGGCTGAAGGTAAAACAGGTCAGACGGATAGTTCAAACATAAACGGAGGTAAGACAGATGAAATTTTGCAACCCGGAGTGCCAGTACCTTTCACCTTCAGAGGCGGAGCAAGACACAATGTCTATCAAAAGCATCCACATGTGTGGTCAGTACGGGAAACAAGTGAAACATGGCCCATTCCATCCCAACATAATGCGGCTTGCCGAGTGCGAAAACACCCAGCCGATGCTTATGCCCTTTTTGCTGGAAATCTGGGAGAAAAAAACCATCACAGTTACAGCCGGAAATTACGCCGGAGCTGTCAAGCAAGTTCCGAAGGACTGTACTTTTGAATCGGTGCGAAAACAGGGGGACACCTACGAAGATCGGTTGACAGAATATGATTGGTGTCCTCTGTGCTGCCATCCCATGCTCCAAGACAAAAACGGCCCGGTCGATAGGTGGGCAAAGATTGAGTTTGACCGGCCAGATGATTACCCTTTCGCGGGGGACTGCGTTCATGAATCCTGCGCTATTTCCCAGGACAGGAAAATACTGGAAGCCATGAAGGCATAACAAAATAGTGTCCTGATCTGCCCGAACAAGACCTTGAAATCTGATAAGTAGGCCCTCATGGCGTGGAAATCTATCCGCCGTGAGGGCCTTTTTACATGAATATCACCGAAAAACTCCGTATTACCCGCGATCAGATCGCCGTGCTCTTCAAAAAGGTCGAGGGTGGGGAGACCGGCAAGGTCGACGACCTGAACAAGCTTCTCAAGTTGGAGCGGACTCTCATCGGCGATCAGGAACCGGCGGATGAGGAACCCGAGATCGACCCCGTGCTCGAACGGCTCAAGGTCAAGAAACGCTCCTATACCCTTTCCGAGGCCGCCCTCGCCGCGCGCCGCAACAATGCCCAACTCTCAACCGGCCCGAAGACCGCGGAGGGCAAGGCCTCCAGCTCCCGCAACAACTGGCGCCACGGCATGTACGCCGAGTCGCGCATCCTTGGACTGGGCAAGCCGTGCAAGTCGACTTGTCCCAAGTTCCCCTGTTCGCTCATCGATGAGGGGGCGGTGGAGCCAGGGGGGGACTGCAGCGACAAGGAGCACCTGGTCAAAGCCTGCAAGGCAATCGAGAAGGCGCTCAAGGACGGCTCCCTGGACGACCTGAAGGACATCACGACGCTGCACATGGCGGAGACGCTGCAGGTCATCGGCGACCTGCAGGGGGCTATCCTGGAGTTCGGCCCCTACATGAAGAGCGAAAAGATGGACAAGGACGGCAAGGTGATCGGCTACGAGCTGAAACCGAACCCCGCCCTCCTCCCCCTCTCCAACCTGATCAAGGCGTTCGGCCTCACCATGCCTGAATTTATGATCACCCCGGCGGCCGTCGAGCGCAAGAAGAGCGACGACAAGGCGGTCGAGACCATCGCGGACATCTTCCGCGGCGCCGGCGCGGCGCTCGCCCTGGCCAAAGAAAAGAAGGAAGGGAAGTAGTGCAGCCTCTCGATCATATTGCCGACCTCGGCAAACAGATCATCGTCCCCCACGAGATCTTCGACTCTACGCTCCAGTTTCTTGATTGGACCTGGCACCAGATAGCAAGGGGGGAATTTCCTCCCCCCTTCTCTTCCCTGGAAGAGTTCCAGATGGCGATCATCTGTTCGGATCGGGTGCTCTGGTCTGCGGCTTTCCTGCGTTCGCCGGAGGACGGCAAGAGCCCTTACACCTTCTGGGAGTATCAGGAGGCCTCCCTGCGCGACCAGGGGAACACCCTGCACCAGTGCGGCTTCGAAACGGGGAAAACCCGCGAGATCCTCGCCTACATGCTGTTCGAGATCTTCACCAATCCGAACGGCAGCGGCCTCATGACGGCGCCGCAGTCGGTGCACACGCTGGAGATCGTGGACGGCATCACCGACCAACTGTCAAACAGCCCTTCGCTCAAGAAGTGTCTGATCGAGCACCGCAAACAGCCGCACCACTTCCTGAAGTTCTCCAACCGCTTCGAGCTGGACATCAGAACCTGCGGTCACGACGGCACGCAGCTGCGTGGCGTGCACGCCAAGACCTTCTGCATCTTCGACGAAACGCCAAAGGCGAAGAACGACAAGATCTTCACCGAGTTCTGGGGCCGTGGCGAGCCGGGCGCGGTCTTCAAGCTCTACGGCATGCCCGACGGCGACCGCTCCTGCATGCACTTCAAGCTCTGCGCCCGCGCCGAGGGGAAAATCAAGGCATCGACCGAAACCGAGGTGGTAAAAGGCTCCCCCACCGACTTCACCCTCTACAAGTGGGCCAAGACCCTGCAGCCGGCGCCCTACTGGACACCGGACCGCCGTCGCTTCTACATCGAGCAGTACCACGGCGAGGACAGCTCCGGGTACCGGCAGGCGGTCCTTGGTGAATGGGGCGATCCGGAGAACAGCGTCTTCCCCTGGAAGAAATTCGAACAGCTCCTGAAGGACATCCGGGAGTACCGCTGCCTGAAAATCTTTGTAGACGACTCGGCGAACGAAATCTCCCTCTACGGCTACGAGCTGCGCGCCCCCATGGTGGACGGCCAGCTCGGCAAGCCGGAACCGGTCACGCTTGAGGACCGGCGCGTGCCGAAGGGCGACTTCGACATCTCCCGGGAGATCAAGGCTTTCTTCTCCGGCATCCCCGGGCTTACCTTCCTCGGCGGCGACCTCGGCTTTAGCCAGGACCCTACCGAGCTCTTTGTCAAGGTGGTGATCGGCAAGGTGCATCGCCTCATCGCCCGGGTGCAGTTGAAGGGGGTGAGCTACGACCAGCAGGCCGATGCTATCGACGCCCTGGACGATGTCTTCGACAGCGGCAAAAACACCATGGGGCTCGGGCTCGACTTCGGCAACGCCGGGTCCGCCGTCGTGCATATCCTCCAGGGGCAGGAGCAGTACGCGGCCAAGCGCTATGAGGACCGTTTGACCGGCTTCCAGTTCGGCAGCACCTATGACGCCGTGAACGAGGACGGCGAGGTGATCATCGACAAGCACACCCAAAAGCCGGTCAAGCTCACGGCCAAGGAACTTTCCACCGACTTCCTGACCGCAAAGATGCAGCGCCAGGAGCTGGAGTACCCCTACGATCCGGACATCATGCTGATGTACCCGAACCACACCTCCCGGCAGGGGCAGCGTCACCGGATCTTCAAGGACCTGGACGACCACGTGATCGATGCCGATCGGGTGCTGACTCTGCGCTGTCTGCTCCCGGGGCACGAGGAAGAAGACCTGTTCGCCTGCGGGTAGATCAAAAGGAGAGATACACATGAAGCTTTTCGGTTTTGAGATAGGGCGCGCAAAAGGGGCGGCGGATATCGCCACCCGCCCGCAGTACACGCCGACTTCCCCCCAGGGGCCGCTTACCGCTTGGTTCCAGGATTACCACCTGCGCAAGGTCTCCGGCGACTTCTACGAGGCGATGCGCGAGGGTATCCCGGTGATAGATTCGGCGATCCGGCGCCTGATCTCGCTGGACGGCACCATAAAGATCATCGGCGACAACCCCGCCCTGGTGAAAGAGCTGGAAGACTTCTCCCTGCACGTCCCGGTGAACGATCACCAGAAAGGGATCCACGCTTTCCTGGAGAACTGCAGCAACGAAAAGTTCGAGCAGGGCTTTTCCCTCCCCGAGTTCGTCGCCACCAAGGACATGAAGGACATCGCGGAGCTGCGCGTGCCGGATTCCAAGCAGATCTTCTTCCGCCGCACCGCCGACGGCCGCACGGAGCCGTGGTACCGCTACGTGAACACCGCCCTCCCCTCCAACATCACACGCTACCAATCCCCCGGGACCCTCCCCGAGCGCCTGCTGAGCGCCACCTACAACCAGGCCGTCTACGTCGACAGCGGCTGGGAAGTGAAGCTGGACCCGTCGAACAAGCTCTATTTCTCCATCAACAACGAGAATACGGACCCCTATGGCGTCTCGCTGATGCGCTCCATGGAGTTTTGCGCGCAGATCCTGATGACCATCCAGAACACCACCAAGAACTCGTGGGAGCGTTTTGGCGACCCGTCGCTGTTCGTCAAGTACAAGACCAACAAGCGGGACCTGGGCGGCGTCGACCTGGAGGCGCGCCGGCAGAAGATCCAGACCGATGTGAGCAACGCCTTCCGCGCCAAGCGCAAGGGGCACAGCTCGGATTTTGTCACTGCGGTCTCAGCCGACGCCGACATGACGATCACCGTCATCGGCGCGGACAACCAGATCCTCGCCATGGATATCCCCGCGCGCCATGTGCTGGAGCAGATCGTGAGCAAGACCGGTCTCCCCCCTATGCTGTTCGGCTTCCAATGGTCTACCGGGGAGCGCCCCGCGACTCTGCAGATAGAGGCCGCCCTGCAGGACGCCAAGATCCGCCAGCTCGCCATGTTGCCGGAGTTCATCCGGCTCTTCTCCGCCTTCCTGCGCCTGCGCGGCCGCAGCTGGAAAAGCGTCACGACCAGCCTGGACCGGCCCGGCGACTGGGGGATCATCTTCGAGACGCCGAACCTGCGCGACCTGGTGGCCCAAGCTCAGGCCCGTTTCCTGAACGCACAGGCGGACCAGATGAACGCCACGGCGGCCATCAACGTCCCGGCAGCGCCCACCCCGCCTAAAAAGGCAGCGAAGCACGCCCACGGCTGCGCCTGCGGCTGCAAATCGGTCACCGGGGTCAAGGAACTGGAACGCCCCGTGCCTTGGCCGCAACTGGATGCGGTGGAGACCCGCTATGAGGATGAGGTAAAGGCGACCTGGTCGGAGATGCACCAGCGGGTGATGACGGTCTGCAAACTGGACAACGCCAGCATCGCCCTCGCCATGGGGCAGCGCGCGGCCAAGGCGCCCGAGGACCTCCTGCCCGAGACCTTTACCCTTTCCTCGGAACAGCGCGCCGCGATCATGGAGGATCTGAAGGGCTACATCGGGCAGTACGTCCCCGACGACCCGAACTCCCCTCTCCGGTCCTACTACGGCGAGAGCTACTCGCTGGGGCTGATCCAGGCGGCCGAGATGGTCGGAGCGGAGCGTCCTATCCTGGACATCCTGAACAACAGGGGCGTTTACGAGGAGCTGGTGAAAAACGGTTTCGATCTCCTCAAGGACAACGCCACCAAGGCCATCGTGAACAAGATCATCCCGGAGATGGAGGCGCACATGCTGGCCGGGAGCAACCCACTCTCAGTGTCCGCCCGGCTGAAAAAGCTTTTCGGGGACCAGAACAGCAACTGGGAGCGCCTGGCACGGACGGAGATGGCTATCAGCGCCGAGACCGCCAAGAAAGACGAATGGGGCGAACGCGGCGTCGATGTCAGTAAAACCATCATCGCCGGCCGGGACACCCACCCGCACTGCCGCTGTGCGAACACTGTGAAAGAGATCGACGGCAAGCTGGTCATGGCATTCACACCGGCGCCGGATGCCTGCCCTATCTGCCAGGCGCTCAGACAGTGAAATAGTGTCCTGATCTGCCAGAACATGTCCTTGATCCATGGTAATGCTCGGAACATTGAATGAGAGGACGATTATGAAACAGGGACAGGTCAAGAAAATCACCGCCACATCGGTAAAGCCGGGATGCAAAGACTTCCAGGGCTCAGGTGTCGAGGGGAAAAAGACCGCCTGACCGGCGGGACCAAAGGAGATCTCTATGTTGAATGCCGAAGAAGCCCTGCGGCTGGAAGAGCTGAAAGACAAACCGGGGCTCAGTGCCGAGGAACAGGCCGAGCTCGCTTCCCTGCAGAAAAGGCCGGAAGCCGCCGACCTCGGGGTAAAGAAGCCTGAGGAGAAACCCCAGGTGAAGCAGGCAAAAGTTGTGGCCAAGGGCGGCAAGGCTTCCGCGACCAAGGGCGCAAAGCCTCCGGCAGAAACGCCCGCCGCGGACCATGCGGAAAAGACCGACCCCGCGCTGCCCAGGACCGAGCCGAAACAGGGCTTTGACACCGCCGGCGCCACTCACGTCGTGACCATGCGCGACAGCAAAGCCGTCAAGGTCTGGTTCAGGGACGGCAAGGAAATAGGTGCCGAAGATGCCGGCTAAGAAGATCGGTGCAAAGGTCATCGGCTTCAAGGGGAGCGGGATGGGGGCCGAGGTCACCGCCGGGATGCTGGCGATGATCAACAACTATGCCCTTGCCCCCTTGACCGCCGAGCAGGTCTTCGTGCGCAAGTTCCTGATGGCGCACAACTGCATCGACCGGGACAACGAGTGTTTCCCCAACGAGATGCTGGACCAGTTCGCCGCCACCATGCCGGGCAAGTCGCTGCTCGCCGGGCACAACAGGCGGGACCTGCCTAGAGGCAAATGGTTTGACGCATCGACCGAGGAGATGAGCTGCGAGCAGTTCAAGGCTCTCACGGGGATCGATCCCCGCATGCCGGACGGCGTTGACCGCTGCAAAGTGCTGTGGTCGTGGGCCTACATGGTGAAGACCCCCAGCAACGAGGAACTGACCCAGCAGATCGACGGCGGCGTCTGTGACCACTGCTCAATCGGGTTTGCTGCTGCAGACTGCCGGGCGGTCAGGGAAACCCCCACAGGCCCCACTAAGTACTACCAGTACGTCTCCCCCGGGGAGGCGCTTGAAGGCTCACTCGTTTGGCTCGGCGCGCAACCGGGCGCCACGGCCCAAAAGGCTTTCGATAAAAACAGAGAAATGGAGGGAGGAACAGACATGAAAATTTTGATTGCAGGAATCGGGAGCCTTTCCGGTAAGTCGCTGGCGGTGGACATCAGCGAGGAGACGCTCCTGAACGAAATCAAGACGATGCTGGCCGGCAAGGACGCCACGATTAACGAGCTGAAACCGCTCGCCGACGATGGCAAAGCCTATCGTGATGATTTGATCGCCGACATGGTCAAGTTCGCGGCGCTGATCGGCGAGATTACGGACGACGAGAAGGCGAAGAAGGAGGAGGAGGATTTCCTCAAGACCGTCCCGATTGCCCGCCTCAAGGCCCAGCGCGACAAGTACGAGACCCGCGCCAGGGAGAAGTTCCCGACCCATGCCGTCTTCACCGGCAAGGACCAGTCGGACCGGGAAAAGCACGGCAAGGAAGGGGAGGAGAAGTCCAAGTCCGTCACCGGGAAGAAGGACTTTTCCAGGCCCGAGCATAACGAGCTGTTCGGCACCACCGGCCGCTAACCGTCAAACATCATTGGTTTGAGGCCCGCGCCTCGGCCATGTTCCCAGGGGGAAAACGATATGGAACATCTGAAAAGGCTTCTTGGCAAAATTACAGTTCTCCAGGTCATCATAATCGCGGTGGTCGTTCTCTGCGCCGGTCTCGCCATGGCCGGGATAATCGAACCGGTCACCGCAGCGCTCCCGCTTGTCGGCATCGGCGCCGTCAAGGTGCGCGACGAACTCTGTCACGTCCGGACGCTCAAGTACACCCATTCCGGGGCCACGGTGGTGGACACCATCTACTACCTGAACGGCATGGTCCTCCTGGCGATGAACTCGGCACTGGCCAACGTGGAGAATGTCTTCGTCTGCTCCGGGCTCATCGAGTACACCAAGGTATCGGCACAGGCGTGGACCGGCGCA